TCACTTCTTCAAAAGCCCGTCAAAATAATCGTTAGCCTCTTTTTTCGCTTTTGCTGCCTCTTCTGCGAATGTGTATTGATACACCTTTTTTAAGACATAATCACTCGACCATCCTCCCATTTCCATGACGTATTTGTCGGGGACATGTTGAGCGTGCATTATTGCGGCAAAACAATGGCGCAGAGAATGAATGGTATACAAAGGCATTTTATTGGCTTTCAAAAGTTTTTTGAAGCGGTATAATACTTGACCTGGTGTGGTATGGAATAACCATCCTTCTTTGATCTCCAAACAACGACGGACCATTTTTGCTGCAAGATAATCCGGCATAATAACAGTTCGCGTTCCGGCTTTTGATTTATTTGTTTCCTTATAAACCAGTTTATTATTTTCATTAGGTATTCGAGCGCCGTGTACGCGGATAACACGACCATTGACATCGAAAGGGGTTATTGCGGCAATCTCACTTTGCCGCAGACTACAAGTCAATGCGAGCAAAACCTGGCATTCGATTTCTGGAGCCTGCTGTAAAAGTTTGACAATCTGCTCTGCATCTCTTTTGGTGGGGACTAGTATAGGACGGTCCTCTGGAGGTTTTAGAGTGATACCTTTGGAATCGATATTGTATTTAAAATATCTCATCACAGCAGTGATAAATCCAAATTGGTTTAATAGGCTTTTAGCAGAATATACTGCAGCATTTTCATTCATCTGCCGCTGTATTAAATCGTTTACGGCCAATTTTCCAAGAGGCTGATCTAAAAGCAGGGGATAGGCATTGCGCTGCATAATTCTATATCCCCGTAGAGTAGACGGGGATAAAAGATTAGATTTCGATTCTATATAGCGATCCGATGCCTTTTGAAACGACAAATTTTCTGCTTGGTTGTCCATCTTACGGTTAAGGACATATTCTGCTGCTGCATATTCTGCTGCTTTTTTCGTCGGCGCTGTAAAGGACTTGTACTGCCTTTTTCCGTTGCGGTCATTACCAGTATATACAAGGGTCCTCCAATTACCGCTATGAAGTTTTTTTGCTTTCGCCATGTTGTACCTCCTTAAAAATGGGCATAAAAATGCCCGGGACTTGATTTCCCAGGCCGAAACAGGTACAATATGGATGCGGTTCTATATCGTACCATTGGCCTGGTGCTGATGGTCATCTGCCTTACTCTGTTGCAGCAGGGTAGGGCGTTTTTTATTACCCATTTGGTAGTTTAAGGTTGCTGTGTAAAGTGTTTAATGCTTCTGCACTTTTGCTTCCTGTAATCTTGGCAATCTGTTCCACTGCGATTTCATGCAACTGTTTCATTCTTTGTGCTTGTGGGATGCCTTGATTAATATAAAGGGCATTAATGTTTTCAAGGTTAGTTAAAACCAACAGTTGCTCGACGGTTGCGTAATCGCGCATGTTTCCCTTCAAATCAGGGTTTTCTTTTCTCCACTGGCTTGCTGTTTTTCCGAACATCACTACATTGAGCATATCGGCCTCATCTGCATAAATATAACTTTGCTGTTGCTTAGAGAGGTCTGGAGGGATTAAGTTTTGTTTTATAGCGTCAGTATGAATATGATAGCGGATCAGGTGCCAATTGTAAGGTACAAAAACAATGATGAGAGAATGGGGGACTATGAGCGCGTTTTAACGCTAATCGATGCCTATGACCGGCTACAGTCTGACCGTATAGACGACAAAGATCAATTTATTGATGCAATTATGGCGGTCTATGGAGCAAGCGTAATAGACGATGAGGCGCAAGCCCCGGAATTTGTTAAGCTCTTAAAAAAATACAGAATCTTGGATAATCTGGACCCAGCAGGCAGAATCGAATACCTAAAAAAAGAACTTGATGAAACCGGTGTAGAAACGCTAAGACAAGCCCTAAAAGCGGATATTTCCAAGTTTTCTTTAGTGCCAGAGTTAACGGATGAGAACTTTGTCGGGAATGCTTCGGGCGTGGCTATGGAATATAAGACATTGGGCCTCAAATGGTTGGCAAACATCAAGCGGAGAATGTTCCGCAAATCGCTTGACCGACGCCTCGAAATCATGAACAACTACATGTCCAAACTAGGACGTGGATTTGTTTGGGAGGATGTCGATGTAACCTTTGACGATGCGTTGCCGATCGACATAATGAGCTACTTGCCTTATGCAAAAGAGGTGCTTTCCCGCAAGACGCTGGTAGCGTTTTTGGCAAATAAATTCGGAATCACAGATGTAGACGCGGAACTCAAACAGATCGAGTTGGAGCAGGTGGAGGCCGTCGAGAGGCAGAGGTCCCTATTTGACGGAGGCCAAAATTTTGGGCAGACAAACGAAAATGAATGAAAAATGCGAAATATTGGGAAGAACGCGCCGAACAGGTGCTACTTGAAGCCGAACGAAATACGGCAAAATATCTTACACAAATAGATGCGATATATCGCGAAATTTGCAATGAGATAAACCGGAAGATAAAAAAGATTTTTGATACCTACCGGGCGGGGATGCCAAAAGAAGAGGCGATTAAATGGCTTAACCAAGAAATCGCACACGCTGAATATGAGGCATTAAAAGATGAGCTTGCAACCATGCAAGATGACCGGTTTAAAAAGCAGATATTAATGCGGCTGAATGCAGCTGCCTATCGTTACCGGATTACCCGTTGGGAATATATCAAACAACAAATCGCCGTAAAATTATCTGTTGCAGCTGATGCTGAAAAGCGTATATCAACAGCATGTTATAGGAATACAGTTAGTCAATCTTATTTGCACACGATGTATGAGATACAAAAAGGTATAGGGATTGGATTCGGTGTGGCTCTCTTACCAGCTCAAACAATTGACCGGCTATTATCCAGCAAATGGTATGGACGTAATTATTCTGCGTCGATCTGGCACAATTGCGGGAAAGTAGCCAATATTGCTGCTCAGGTACTAAAAAAGGGTGTATTGAGCGGACTATCTATCCAAGAAATGTCGAAAGACTTGATGGAACGGACCTATACCCAAAGTATGTATAACGCAACGAGGCTTATCCGCACAGAGGTCAATTATTTATCCAACCAAGGAGCGCTTGAAAGCTATAGGGAAGCCGAAGTAGATCAATACGAGTTTATAGCTACTTTGGATAGACGGACCTCCCAAACATGCCGGGAACACGATGGGAAAAAGTATCCCAGAAAGGATGCTACTGTAGGAGTGAATTATCCTCCTATGCACCCTTTTTGCCGGAGCACAACTGCGGCGGTGATTGATGTACCTGGATTAGAGCGGTTAAATAAGCGCGCTGCACGTGATAAAAATGGGAAATCTGTAAATATCGAAAATATGTCTTATGCGCAGTGGAAAAGGCAATACGTTGACAATACCAATGGCAGTAGTATACTGACAGATGTAAACTCTCAATATCTCTCAATCACAGAGCAAGCGATTCAGCGTGTTCCGCTGTTGGAATCAGCCGTATTAACGAGGCAACAGAGTAAACAGCTACAAAAAGAGTGTCAAAACTTATTGCGATACATTATAAATGATCCCGCTGGAACAGAAACCGCGGCCGCTTATAATATGCATGTGCAAGAATTAGGAAAATGGAAAGGCCAAAAACCAGGGACGGTAAAGGCTCCACGTGCAAAGGAAGCGTTTATTGCCATACATAATCATCCAAGCGGCAATACCTTTGCGGAAGACGATATAGCAATATTTATAGCTGACCCAAATTGTATGGTATCAGTTGTCATAGGAAATAATGGAACAACATATAAAGTGGAAAAAACAGAGGATTATAACGCTGCACAATTTATCCACTTTCTCAACTCTATGGTGGAAAAGTATACAGATTACAAACAGTCCCCCGAAAGTTACATAGAATTTATGGAAACGCTCTTAAAAGGAGGTACGGCCTATGGCATCAGATATGACAAAAAATGAAAAAGATGCGTTAAAGACAATTGCGCAGAGTGCTCAACCATATGACGATGATAGCCCGGAAATGACATGTTTTGATTATGGAGGAGATTTTCAGCGGATGTTGGCAACGCTGGCCCAAAAAGCGCTCGAAGGAAAACTTGATAGAGATACCGCCCAGTCGTAAGTCTGGGCGGTATTTTTATATCTATTTTAAGGAGGTAACCGATGAAATGTCCTTATGCGGTAAACACCAAAATCGTTACAAAAATCGGCTTTAAATACGATGACAACGGTCTTCCGGTTACTCAGACAGCAATCGAAGGTCAAGAAGTAATGTTTCCAGAGTGCATAAAAAGAGAGTGTGCAGCATGGCACGATGGGGGCTGTTGGTATCATGGGAGAACGGAAAGGAGGTGATCCCATATCTCCCGGTGCAGGGTTATGCACACGTCTTGGCAAGACGTAAAAAGCTACTTTAAATTAAAAATCTGCATCCTCTGGCAGAGAACAGAGTGGTGCAACAAAAGGAGCAGATTATGCGGATCAAAAAAAATGAATTTACAAGCATTATGCGTCGCTGGGATGGTGGTGGATCAAGTACACCGTCAACGGGCGAAAAAGGAACAGAGAACCAACCTCACAACGAAAACACACCCAAAAATTATGATGAAATCCTAAAGACGGATACGGATTTGCAATCTTGGTTGGATAAGCGGGTGTCTCAAGCTACAAAAACAGCGGTAGAAAAGGCGCTGAATAAGGCCCATACAATTGCCAGCGAGACAGCAACAGAGGCGGAAAAACTAGCGGCTATGAATGAGCAGGAACGGCAAGAATACCGGCTGAAAAAAGCAAACGAAGAGATTGCACAGCTCAAAGCTAGAGAAGCTGCGCGAGAACTGAGAGATCAAGCAACCAAAATCGCTGCTGAAAAGCAGGTCCCGGTAGAACTTGTGGAAATGCTGCCGTTTAAGGAACTTAAAGCGGAAGACGTACCAGAACGGATAAAAGAGATCAAAGCGGCTTATGATCGTGCGGTATCTGCTGGCATTTCGCATGCGCTTTCTGGTGCCGGGACCCCAGCGGGCGGAGGAAAAGGAACCCCGCCCGTTACGATGGACGGTTACAAAAAAATGTCCTATATGGAACGGGTAAGCTTTGCAAATGAACATCCAGACGAATATAAAAATTTAATGAAAAAAGGAGTATAGTTTATGCCAGGAACATATCTTAATTATCCCTTTGATGAAGAAATCTTTTACCAAATGTGGCAGGAGGAACCAGACCCGGTACTTACAGCAATGCTCAACAGCGGTGCGGTGGTGGATGACCCCACAATTGCAAACATGTTGAGCAACAGCGGGAACCAGTACACAATCCCTTTTTACAACGTCCTCGACGGTGATCCGGTGAACTATGATGGCGCCACCGACATTACTGCGACGGAAACCAGCGGCGGTTATCAGTCCGGTATTGCCTATGGCCGTGCAAAAGGATTTACCGCCCGCGATTTTGTCGCGGAATTGTCCGGGTCTGACCCGATGGGACATATCGCTGCATCGGTATCAAAATATTGGGCTAAATACCGGCAGAAGGTTATGATCGGTATTCTGGATGCAATTTTTGGAATCACTGGGAGTGGGAATGCTAAAACATGGCACGATACTCATATTCTTGATCTATCGTCTGCCACAGCGGATGCGCGGGTAATCGGAGCAACCGATCTTAACGATCTAGCAACGCAAGCAATGGGAGATCATAAGACGTCGTTTTCAATGGCGATTATGCACTCCAACGTTGCAAAGACATTGGAAAATTTGGAATTGTTGGAATTTTGGAAGTATACCGACGCCAACGGAATCCAACGCCCGTTAAATCTTGCATCTACAAATGGATATACCGTAATTATTGACGACAGTGTACCCACAAAGGCAGTTGGAGGCTCAGGAGCAAACAAAGACCTTGTACAATATACAACCTATCTGTTAGGGGCTGGATGTTTGCGCAGAGCGCCGGGGAGACTGGACAAGCCGGTTGAAACGGAACGCAGTGCAGCAAAAAATGGCGGGCAGGATACCTTGTATACCCGTATCCGCGAAACCCTACATCCCAATGGGTTCAGCTTTAAGGTCCCATCTAGCGGATGGACAGAATCGCCAACGGATGCACAATTGTTTGCAACATCGAATTGGGAAATCAAATTTAACCCAAAATCGATTCCAATGGCAAAACTGATTACCAATGGATAAAGCAAAAGAGATCATAAAATTATCTAACCAGCTTCCTGGTGTACCCGATGAATTGTTGGGACTGCTTTATGAGGATGCAGAAGAGACATTCAGGCGACTTACCCATAGAGATAATCCATCCGATTATAGCGGGGCTGTACGTGCGATAGCAGTATTGCTTTATAACCGCATGGGCCGCGAGGGGGAAACCTCTCACGGCTGTGGCGGAGTTTCTATTGGTTACGATGATATTCCAAATGCGGTAAAACATCTGTTGCCGTATCCTTTAGCGTCAGTTGGCGGAAGGAGGCTAGAACATGTGGAGACCTTGCCAGAAGATTAGCCGCAAAATCACAATCAGACAATACCTTCCAGGGGAAGGACAGAAGGACGATTTTGGGCACCCTATCCAGCTACATAAAGACACCGATGTGATTGCAGAGGTTTATCCATACTCTGATCCTATTAAACGTCAGGCGATTGGCCTAACGTCAGAAAAGGCGTATACTGTGATCTTTTTGGGGACAGTGGAAGATGACAATGAAATCATCTTGGATAACGAAATCTACCAAATTGTGTCTGGGGCCGATTATGTTGTTGCAAAGGATGGTCCGTTACAGATTGTAGTAAAGGACACGGGGAGGAGCGCCGATGGATGATTTGGAAAGGCTCATGAGGCAATTGCAAAACAGTAAAAGCCAGGTGCAATTTGCGCTAGAACAGGGGATACATAAAGCTGGTTTGCTTGTGGAGGGTGATGCAAAACGCCTGTGTCCGGTAGATACTGGGCGGCTTCGTTCGAGCATTACAACCACAAAAGGATATGACGGGGATAACTGCGTGGCGACGGTAGGCACGAATGTGGAATATGCGCCGTATGTCGAGTTTGGGACTGGGCAAAGAGGAGACCCCTCTGTCCAGCATAGGCAGGATTGGTTAGGCCAGCCTCCGCAACCATATTTACGCCCGGCATTGATTGACAATACCGACAACGGGAATATTGAGAAGGTGGTACAGAGCGAACTGAAGAAGGTGCTGAAATGATTTACTTGCGTCCGAACGGGGAATGGGTATCTGCGCCAAATGCATATCAGATAGACATTATCCCGGACATTATCGGAGTTGCAGAAGCAGTCTCAATCGATTTACAAACCGGTTGGTTTCCAGCGAGGCCCAAATACCCCGCCGCCATTTTTTATCTGTTATCATCCACATTAGAAGATTATATTTCTAACAAGGCGCGCAGATTGACGTTTACCTATTATTTCGAGGTCCGAGCATTGCGGGAAGAAGAAAAAGAGGAAACGGCGCGTAATCTGTGCAGCGCATTATCGCTTATATACGATGCTCGTAGAAGCCAATACGATGATTCTTTCGAGGCTGCTACAGGTACTTATATAAAACGGATCACATTTAAATTTAAAGTTAAGTTAGGAGAGTGAATTTATGGCATCTACACCACTTGACGTTGCTGTAACGCCAATTTTGGGCGTTGAAGGGCTAATCTTATTTCCAGTACAATCCGATACAAAAGAGGCGCTTACCACAGATGACGAAAATCTGATCGACTTGTCCGAATGTGTTGTATCGAAAGCATATGCGCCAGAAGTTGCAGAGGGCAACTTTTATAGCTCGAACAAAAAGCAAAAAGCAGTAAACTCCAACAAAGGCGGAACGATTACATATGTTATCCCGTCGATCTCTCCTGCATTAAAAGAACGAGTGCTTGGAGCGAAACGGAATACTGCAGGCGCTGTAGTGCAGGGGTCAAACGATGTATCCCCGGAATATATCTGTGCCCATAAGGTCAAATTGACTGACAGCGTATGGGTATTGGAAAAGATTGCAAAAGTAGTTTTTGCAACGCCGACTGAAAATGCAGAGACCGAAAATGAAAGCATCAATTTCCAGACTGCGGAATTAGTTGGAACAGTTGTGCCATTAAACTATGAGGTAACATATACAGAAGGAAAATCCAGCGGTGGATTTTTGTTCAGCGTTGCTAGCGATGACGACGAATATACAAAATTATCAGCAACCTGGTTTACCAAAGGAACAGCAGGCATTGTGGCCGATGAACTGTGATTATGAGCAAGGGCGGGAGAAATCCCGCCTAATCTCTTTTGGAGGTAAATATGAACTTACAAGAATTGAGACAATCTTATAAAACGATCACAGTGCAGGGGAAACCCATGAAATTGAGGCTTGATCTCAACGCGCTCGATTATTTGGAAAGGTCCTGCGACGGGATTGAGAAGGCAACCAGCGCAGGGGACATAAAGACCCAAAAGCATCTTATCCGAGCATTCATGCTTTGCAATTACCCCGAAAATGCAGAGGTATTTAACTCTGATAAGATAGATAACCTAAAACCAAGCTTATACGAGATCGGCGAATGGTTTGACCCGGACACTATTACAGCGGTATCGACTGAGCTATATAAAATGGCGCTTGAACAAATGGCTCCACCGGAGGGTGAGAATCGCCTGGGGGAACAGATGGTGGAAACAGCGGTAGCAGCGATTGGGGCGATCTTGAAGTTATGTGGACAGGAGAGCTTGGAAAAAGCATTGAAAGTTTTTGGACTTCCAGCCCTAGGGAAATCTTGTTGAGGATAGACAGATTTATAAAGATCAAATATGGCCCCAGTAAAAAGTATAAGGGAAAAGAAATTGTTGTCGGGGGCAAAAAGTATGTACAATACCAGACCCTAGCAGACCTACAGCAGGATTTCCCGGGGATTGGAGGCGAGACTTAAAAATGGCCGATAACATTGTTGGGCGTACTGTAATACAGATTGTTGGAGATACGTCGCAATATAACAACAGTATTGACGGCGCTGTACAACGTACTGCGGCGTTGCAGGCGAAAGAAAAAGCGCTATCGAAAGAGTTACAACAGACCAAACAGCAGCTTGAAATGGCGGCAAAGGTTATGGCAAACAATACCGCCGCACGGGAACGAAATACCGCCGCCATACAAAGAGCGATTGCACAGTATGGCCAGGAATCGACGCAGGTGCAAAGGCTCCAACAGGTAAAAGCGTCGCTGGAACGGACGCAGGCACAGCTTAACCAACGGATTGAAATATTTCGTACACGTGAACAGAATTTAAGTTCGCAATTGTCTGCGGTGAATCAATTGTTAAACCAGCAGGCAAACAATACAAACCGGGTTGCATCATCCAGTAATACCGCCGCAGGGGCTTTAAACACAATGTCTCAACGGTTATCCAATATGATGCGCATGATGAAAAGTCTTTTGGCAATGCGGGCGACACGCTCTTTCTTGGAGGCTACAATCGGTAGTTTGTCACAATTTGAGCAATATGAGACCTCTTTTGCGGTCATGTTGGGTGATATGGATAAAGCAAAGTCACTCATGGAGGATTTAAAGGATTTTGCAGCTAGAACCCCATTTGAAGTGCCTGATGTAACCCAAAACGCACAATTACTCATGAACTATGGTGTGGAGCTGGAAGACATTATTACCACTTTAACCCAGTTAGGCGATCTATCGCAGGGATCTGTGGATAAGCTCAATCGTATATCCCTTGCGTATGGACAAATGTTGACAAAAGGCAAAGTCACCGGCGAAGAATTGCGGCAAATGACAGAGGCCGGCGTCCCTCTAACGCAAGCTTTGGCCGACAATATGGGAAAATCTACCGCAGAGTTGTCAAAGCTCATTGAAAAAGGTAGCGTGGGAATACCGGAACTGGATGCGGCAATTGCGTCATTAACCACAGGTACAGGAAAGTTTGCCGGGATGATGGAAAAACAATCCCAAACTCTCTTAGGCCGTTGGAGTACCTTAAAAGACAATATGGGACAGTTTGCCCGTGATATGGGCGAAGAGGCGTTTGAAGAAACAAAAAGCTCGCTTGAAGATATATCAAGCGAGTTTGAGACAATGAAAGAAAATGGCGATTTGTCCGAACTGTCCAAGCAATGGGGGGCAGTATTTGGTATGCTCACTAAATTGGTTTTAGGATCAGTCGAGGGGCTTGTCAAACATAAAAATGCGGTAGGCGCATTGGTGACAGTATACGGTGCCTGGAAAGTTGTACAACAGATAACTGCTGCAACCACTGCTTATAAGGCCTTTATGACTGCAACGGAGGGGGCAACTGCTGCACAAGCAGCGCTAAACGCTGTGACTAAAACAAACCCGTTGGTTGCACTAGCAGGAGCACTTACCGCCGTAGTTGGAGGAATTGTAGCTCTTTCACAAGCAATAAACCAAAATGTAGAAGAGATGGAATCGCAAAGAGAAGAGCTCGAAAAGTTACGGGGGAACGTAATTGAGTATTTGTCTGATTATAGCAGTACATATTCTGACCTAGTCTATATATCAAATGAATTGCTTCCAAGGATTAGGGAAATCAATGCTGAACTGAAAGCAGAAGGAGATGCGGCGGAATATGTTGAAGGGAAAAAAGCTCTTTTAAAAAATATGGTGGACCAAGTAAATGAATCGCTTGGGGAAGAGGCCTTATCCATCAACAGCGTAACAGGAGAGCTAAAAGATAATACCGACGCAATTGATGAAAACATAGAAGTAATGAAAAAAAGAGCGCTAGCAGAAGCAGCAAACACTTCCTTAAAGAATTTATATCAAGAACAAGCGGATAATCAATTGGAGTTAATTGGAAACGAACAAGAGTTAATTAAACTGAAAGAAGAAAGAGCTAAAATAGAGGCGGAAGTAAACGAAAAATTAGCCAATAATAGCGATTGGGCAACCGACGCACAGATAAAGGCACCATTAGATGACATTACAAAACAAATAAATGATCTAAATAGTGAAATAGAAGAGGGGAAAAAGCTAGACAGGGAATATGCAAATAGCATACAAAAGATGTCAGAAGCTTATGACCAGCTGAGTAATGCTGCAGAAGATGTGCAGACGTCTATAGGGGATGTAACAGATTCCTTAATGAGCACAGATGAATTATTTGCTAACTTAGAGAACAGCGAAAAACGACTCAAATCTTTAGCTGCTGCGCAAAAAGAGGCCGCAGACGGCGGAAAATTATCAATCAGTACCATCCAGTCACTTGGCGAGAATTACTCACAGCTTATGCCATATATCGAGGATTACATGGCGGGGCTGATTGACGAGAAAGAGCTTATTGCCCAATTCCCCGCACTCTATCAGCAAGAAAGCGCACAATATGCCGCAAGCATTATGGAGAAATACAAAGACAACGAAGAGTTCTTTGCGAATCTTAGGGACAATAATGCAGAATTGTTTGCGGAATTGGAGAATAATTATCGGGGCGATAGAGGCAATTGGCACACGCTTGCCCAGGCAAAAGGAGACATCGAGACAGACCTTATCACACAGCTCTCAGCAGAGTGGCAAAAGTATTACCAACAAGTAGGAGGTAATGCCACAAAGACCGTTAAGGCGATGCAGCAGCAGTTGTCGGAGCTTAACAAAGAGGCACAAGGTCCAAAACAGCGCACAAATGGACATGGCTCTTTTTGGGAGGATTGGGACATTGCAAAGGACAAAGCGGAGCTTCAAAACATGATAAATCTGCTGGAACCATTAACGGATTTAGAGGGGGCGACGTTCGAACTCAACCTTGCAGATTTTGACGCCGCAACCAAAAAAACAGAAAAAGCCAAAAAGGACAGCGCAGAAAAAGAAAAAACGTGGCAGGAAAAGCTATACGATGAACTGAAATATAAGCGGGAAATGGAGATCATTGGCGAACAGGAATATCTTGACGGGCTTATTAAAATCCGTGATAGTTACTATGGTAAAGACGAAGAAAATTATCGAAAATACAGCCAGGAAGTCTATAAACTGCAAAAGCAAATGGAGAAAGACAAAGAAGAAGCTTTGAAAAACGCTTTTGACTCGCAGTTAGACCTTGCAAAAGATTACTATGATAAGCAAAAGGAATTGGTCGAGGAACAGGCAGAAGCGGAGATTGACGCGATCAACAAGGAATATGATGCTCGATTAGAACGCGCAAAGAAGGACTATGAAGCTGAAAAAGAGCGTGTTGACGGCATTATTGACGAGTTGCAGCGTGAGATCGACGCCAAAAAGCGCGCCCGCGAAGAAGAAAAGCTAAATGACGATCTATCTTTTGCACAGGACCGAATCCAAACCTTACAGACACAAATCCAATATGCACGGTCGCCAGAAGAAAAAGCGGAACTTGAAAAAGAGTTAAAGCGTCAACAAGAAGAGCTAAAAGACCTCACCGTTGAAAAAGAGGTCAATGAGCTGGAAGCGGAAAAGCAGAGGCATGAAGAACGACTGTCCAATCTGGAAGAAGAATATGAAGCGGAAGAAAAGCATCTGGAAGAGAAACGCAAAAAGGCCCTGGCCGCCGCAGAGGAAGCCAGGGACCAAACGTTAAAGATTCTTGATGACTCATTTAATGCTTTACAAGCCGGATTGTATCAGGCTTACGGTTTTATCAATCAGGAGACGCTTTCCATCGGCCAGCGCTTTGCAAACGTAACCAACGAAGCATTAAAAACAGGCTTTGACACCATAAAAGCACAGGCGCAGGCAACAATTGACGAAATGGTTGCAAAGGTACAAGATGCAGTCGCACGCCTGTCCAGCGCCATTGAGCGTACTAAAAGGGCATACCGTGAAGGGGTTAGTATTGCTTACAGCAATAGCGACAATCGCAGTATGACGATTACAAACCACATTACGCGCGGCCTCACCGAGGGGCAGGTTACCCGACTGATGGACAGGCAGGCGGAAAGATTGCTATATGGAAGGAGATAATTTAATTCTCGGGATGCCTTGGAGTACCACAGCGCGAACAAATCTTCTCATGGGGGTAGTTATATGTACCGCAAGAACATACCCATGACCCCTCATCGGTACTTTCAGTCTCTTCGATTTTATCAGAGTCATCACTCGACTCTAGTTGATTCGTAGTTTGCGTAGATGATAGAGATGCCAATTTACTGCCAATTTGCTCCAACAATTGTCTATTGTCATTCTGAATCGTTATTAACTCTCCAAAACCATAAAGGATGGCAGCAGATATAATTCCTGACACCCAACACAGCAACATGAGTAGATAGTTATACTGTTCTTCGTGATAGTCCGAAAACAGCCCTGATGTTACCTTGATAATAGGTATTGCAAATCCAGCCGCGACTCCGCCAATAAATCCGCAAAGTCCCACAATAATCCCACAAGCTTTTAGGACCATAGCAATATTACTATTTCTATACTCATTCATAAAATCCCCTCCAAAATAATTCATTATTTGTTCACATTATAATGCTTTTCGACAAATTCTGCAAGAGAAAAAGAAAATTTTTTAAAAACCTCTTGATTTTTGGGTGTCTATAATTTATTATATATGTACACCCAAAAGAAAGGAGGTTGAAAATGTCACCAAGAACTGGACGCCCCACAGACGATCCAAAGCATAACCAGTACAAAGTTAGACTATCTGACACAGATATGCAAAAACTCGATTATGCAGCGACGACCTTAAAGCAGCCGAAAGCGGAAGTAATTAGGCAAGGCATTAATTTAATGTACGCAAAAGCACAAAAAAAATAGCAATAACGCCGCACGACCAAGCACAAACGTTATTGCTATCAACCAGAGGTTACCCATCTGATAAATTTATTATATCAGATAGTGTAACCTCCGTCAAATGAAGGAGGTATATATTATGTGGAATCTATCAGAATCAACGCCAGTGCTTGATAGTCGAGAGGTAGCGCAGATGATAGGGAAAACTCATGGGCATTTATTGCGTGACATTGATTCCTATAGGGCAATTCTCACTGAATCCAATTTTGGATTGAGTGACTTTTTTCGAGAGAGCGCCTATAAAGACTCTACCGGGCGAGTGTTACCTTGTTACCAAGTCACTAAAAAAGGTTGCGAGTTGATAGCCCACAAACTCACAGGCAAAAAAGGAATTTTATTCACAGCGGCATATATTAACCGATTCTATGAAATGGAAGAAATCTTGAAGGATTTTATACCCGGTCAAGTCATGTATTACAACGGTCAACCAATCTTACCGGAAGAGGATTTCCTGCGACTACTTTCGCCAGAAAAGCGCCAGAAAAGATGGTTATATCATCATGCCTATTTCCGTCCTGCTTGGGATTTTAATGGAATGGGGTTAGACTTGAAAGCGGAATTTGAACAAAAATATAGACGGCATTATGATGGTGAAACGTTAATGTACATGTATCGTAGTGGTGTAGAAATCGCATTACGGCTGTATGGTGTAGAGCCAGAACTCTGCAAAGAGATCATGGCATTAGTAGATCCACAAAAAGGAATCAAATGTGCGAAGTCCAAGCAAACATATTTAACTGACAGAACACGCGGAGAAATCAATGTGACGGTTGGTAATACCGCGCTAAATATCCGTTTGTGAAAGGAGGGAAGAGACAGATAATCAGTAGCGTTGTACAAGTATGACACTATAGAGTTGTTACTATTTGCTGTCTTGCCCCTCACGGGGCAAGTGGATTGAAATTTCGTCAATTTTCTCATTTAACCACTGGGTTTTCGTCTTGCCCCGTAAGGGGCAAATGGGTTGAAATATACTGTATAGACGTTTGCTTTTCCGATAAAATAAGTCTTGCCCCTCACGGGGCGAGTGGGTTGAAATACGCAAATCTTTGAGCTTTTCCTAGCTTTCCTGCGTCTTGCCCCGTAAGGGGCAAGTGGATTGAAATCTTGATTGACAAGCAAGCTTTAATGCCTCATAAGGTCTTGCCCCTCACGGGGCAAGTGGATTGAAATTGCTTTTGGCTGCATGATCTGCTTTTCCACTGTTGTCTTGCCCCTCACGGGGCGAGTGGATTGACATCATAAAAAAAGGAGGATATAATAAAAGCGTAAGGTGCTACCAGTAGACGGTTGCCCCTAAAGTTGGACTAAGAAATAGCCGCTAACTTTGCGAGGGTTGGGCGGCTATTTCTTTTTATCGTGAGAAGCAACGGTCCAAACGAACGTTGCAACGCCAAGAAGAACCAAACAGAACTGAAAGAGTTCTGAATATGTAATCATGGCCTCACCCCCTCTCAATACGAGGGGAAAAGAAACGAATTCCCCCTCCGGGAATGGAGGGGCAACCGCCCAGCGTCTTGATAACACCTTACACACATAATAGCATAAAAGACAGATAGTGACAAGAACCGCACTCCATCAGGAGCGCGGTTTTCTTGTGTGCAAAATAAGAAGGTGGAATATATGGAAAAAGTCACCTATATATCGGACAATGGGCTGTTTCTCGTTTTTGACGAGATCGGCCCTTATTTATTATCCAGCATAGACACAATGGGCGTAGGCAGCATAGAGGATAGCGATATGTCCATTGGAGGGATATATAACACCTACATGTCTGGATACGATCAGAGGAGTGTTCCGATGGAAATTGCAATATTGGGAGGGGAGAGGAAGGGCTGGTTCGATCTTGGAGGATTGCAGCAAATGAAGATCAAGCTGGCAAATACCATTGACCTGAATTATCAAGGGACTCTGGTGTATGAAAACGATACGGGCGCTTATTCGTTGCGGGGAAGATTTACCGAGATACCAGTGGGTTTTGACCGTATTGGAAGCAATGAAAAGTTCAGCCTGACTTTCCAATCCACAGAACAACCAAAATGGAAGGAACGAAACGAACGAGTGGTACGGATGGGGGCAGTCATTGGCGGGCTATCTTTCCCGCTGGTAATAGACCCGGTGTTTGAATTTGGGACCTATACGACGACATTTGTTGTAATAAACGATACGTACGATAATCTCCCCGTACGGATTGTTGTAATTGGGACGGCGGAAAGCGTAACAATCACAAATGAAAGTTCCGGGGAATATATGCAGTTTAATCGATCAATCGACGCCGATCAACAGTTAGAGGTAGACACAGAAAAAGGTACAGCAGTTATTAAGTCTGCGGCCACTGGGCAAGTGATCGAAAATGCTAGCCATTATCTCACATTGAACAGTGACTATTGGTATTTGCAAAGGGGCCGGAATGTTATCAGCTTAGATGGAGGCGGGCAGACAAACCATCCATTGGGATACATGTTCTGGCAAAAGCAGTATGGAGGCGTGTAGTGGACATAAGAGTATTTAAACCGTTGTCAGATGTATCGACACTTGAAAATGGACAACTTGGTAAGATCAACCCCTATGCGATAACATGGACGGAAAATTTGTACGAACCGGGCACATGGTCCATGAATCTATCTGCACTAGATACTTATGCGGAAACTCTACAGCAGGATAACATCATCAGCGTAAGGGCAAGCAATGTGTATCTATGGGGGATTATCAGAGGCATAGACGACGAACGGACTTCTACGGCGGCCCCCATAATCCGCAGTGGGGATGATCTTAAAGGTTATTTAAAACAGCGGATTTGTTTATACCCTATGTCCGGCGGCGATTTAGAGGGATATGATACGGTACAAGGCAGCACAGAAACGGTCATGAAGCATTATGTTACCAACAATATTGTATCCCCATCAAACGCAAAACGGAAGATACCGAAATTTGTCATAGCACCCGATCAAAAGCGTGGAGTGCCAGACGATAAATATATGGCGCGGTTTAATCCTCTCACAGAATTGCTACAAGAGGTAGGAGCCGCACAGGAAATCGGGTATCAGGTCAACATGGATATAGCATCGGATACGATGGTATTTGATGTAGTACAGGGGGTGGACCGATCAGCTAAACAATCCAACCGACCGCGAATCATATTTGACGTTGACCTATCGACCGCCATAGACAGTCGGTTTGTAAGTGACGTCGAAAATTACCGCAATGCGTTTTATACAACCAAAAATGGTGCACGATCAGAAGCAGAGGCAACGACAATCCTTGTATGCAGAGAAAACGAGGCCGAGCCAGAAGGGAGAAACCGGTATGAAACACAGATCGACGTAAGTGTAGACGATACAGCGGTTGATGTTGTGGAAGAAATGAGGAATCTTGCCCGCAAGGAAGCAACCAATTTTGAGAAAGACGATACCTTTACCGTTGAGCTAAACGGCAATTATATCTACAACAAAGACTATTACCTGGGCGATTTTGTGACGATACGAGACCGGGTATTAAGGAGGCAGGATAATGTACAGTTAATTAGTGTAACGCACACCTGGCAAGGGATTGGATACAAAATAACGGGAACTTTTGGGAAACCACGGAAATCAAATTTGCAGCTTTTAGAGCGGCAAATCAGAACAGGAGGCAAGTAATGGCGTTAGGGGAAAAATCCTTTTTTTGGGATAAACCATCAGGTGATCTCACAGAAGATGAGCTTGCATACTACCAATATGCAGCGCAAGACTTGGCAAGTTTTTTTGAGTGCCTATATACAACAGGGATTGCACCTGAAATGGCAGTATCAAGTACGGATGACAATCCAGAGGATTATATCGGATCAAGTTTAGCTGTGACGACAGGATCAGGGTTACAAATTATTGTATCGCCTGGTGTTGCAATGATTAAAGGGAGAGGGTATATATCTAGCCTTCCAATCCAACTGACAGTGACGGCGGGGGAAACAACCGATATTGTTCTTCGTATGGACTTACAGAGCGAAAAGCCTGAAATTTATGTAGCGGCAAAGCAACGAGAAGGAAGCGCATCCTTGGAAAACAGTTTGTCCCATGAATCGCTAAACTATGAATTAGCATTGGCGACAGTTGTTGTGCCAGAAAAAGCCACCGCAGTTACAGCATCTATGATTACCGATCAAAGATTAAATACCAATAAGCACCCGACAGACGGAGAACCTTTAGCAGGGCTGATGAAAAGCATTCCAGGCGTGGACACAAAAGGCATTTGGGAGGATTACACAAACCTCCGATCCTCCATGAATAGTCAATGGGATAGCTTTATAAAGAATAGTTCTGAAGATTTCGATGAATGGTTTGAGACGGCCCAAAGTGTTATTAGCGAAGATGCAGCAGGGGAACTATTAAATCTCATTTACGAAATTAAAAGCAGTAAAAATCAGCCGAATGGTTTTGCAGGCTTGGATATAAATGGGGACCTTGTACAAATGCCAACTGCACAAGATGTAGGAGCATGCAACCCAAATCTGTTGAAAAACTGGTATTTTGGAGTACCAACAAATACACAGGGAAAAACAAAATATACTTCCAACGGATATACGATAGACCATTGGAAATTGGATAGCGATCGGTCTGGACAATACATCCAGCTTGAAAATAACGAAGGCCTCACACTGAACGGAGGGACAGGCGGTACATACACTAAATTCGAGCAGGTGATGGATTATTTACCCAGAGATACTTATACACTTTCTTTTTGGGTAGCAAATCCGGGAAACGTGGATCAGGTATATTGTACAGGTGTAGCAGTCGCCCGCAATCAAGGCGGAAATTTATATAAATGTACATTTAAGTTAAGCGCTGATAGATCAGGCACAATATTAGGGATACAAGCAAAAGAAGGAAAGAGTGTCACTATCTCTGCGGCAAAACTAGAAGCTGGAAATGTGTCAACTCTTGGTAATCAATCGTTTATTCCATCGGATGTCGGTAGTGTCAACGGCTTTACATTTGCGGTAGCCGATAAGGAACCAACCAGCGCACCGGCTGGACGTATTACATTCGTATATGAGGCATAAGGGGGGATATAAATGCCGATTTATGTTCCGGACAGCAGCAACGTTTTGAAGGAATTAAGCCCGATTATGGTTACCACACCGGACAATGTGGTACGGGAAATAGCAGAGGGGTGGCATACGGGGGAAGATAAAGTAAGTCGGTTGGTGTATGAAAACATAAAAGAACCTGTAAACTTGACTTTTGATCGGGTCTCGGTAGATAAAAATATGGTTTCAGTGTGGGAGAAAGATCCAGCTATACAAAATGTACATCAATGGGTATTAAGAACTTCCTCTAAAGGTTCGACACACGTTTACGACGAGGCCGGTTATTTATTTTTAGACATTGATCCCCCGATTTCCGCTCATAAAGGAAATGAATTAATATTCAACAATGTACGATTATCCTTTGAGAAACAGGGAAGCAACAGTTCATTTGAGGTGTTTTTTACTTTTGATATTGGCGGGATAACAATTGGAGAAGTAACGGTCACATCAGATGATTTTCCTTCAGGTAAAACATGGACTGGATTTACACGAAACTTTAAAGTAATTTTAGACCATGATATGGAAGTATCACAACTCCGCCTAAAAGGAATAATGACTACCGCTCATCGCAACTCTACGATGTGGGTGAAATTCACAGATACTTTAAAAGATAATATGCTTGCTAAACATCCAATTGTATGGGTGGCTTGAATAGGAGGAAACCATGACATTAACTTTTACCGATCAAACGACACTCGCCTTGTTAGGCGCGCAGGGAACGGAGGAATATATTGACGGGCAGCGTTGTAAGGCTATCCGGTTTTGCTTTAATGCGGAAACCTACCAAGACCCCCAACTGCGCGAGAGCTTTTGTAACACCGAAAAGGCACAGACGATGACCATTGATGATGGCGCTCCCATTGAAGGATATACGGTTTTGGTGAGAACCGTATATGAGGGCGGCCAGATCAAAGTGACTATGGCGAAAAACGTGGATACACAAATTACAGAGTTGCAGGAGCAAGTTGCAGCACAACAGAAAGCAATTTCTATTTTAATGGGAGGAACAAACAATGGCTGAATTTGACAGAAATAAACTGATTGCCGAAGCAAAAGCCAAGCGGGCGCAGATCGAAGAAGCGGCGGTGGCCTTATCCGATGAGCAGGCATATGACCGGGCATGGATGTTCCCTCTTTGGGACAGTAACAGTCATACATATTCTATCGGAGATCGCGTCCAGTATGAGGGGCTGCTATATCGCTGTTTGACGGAACACACGTCGCAAGGAAGTTGGAAACCAGATGCAGCACCGTCTTTGTGGGTTAGGATTGATGATCCGGCAATTGAGTGGCCGGAATGGAGACAACCAACCGGAAGTACAGACGCATATCCAAAGGGTGCAAAGGTTAGCCACAACGGGAAACACTGGATTAGCAACGTAGACGCCAATGTTTGGGAACCGCCTACGCAATGGACAGAACAAAAGGAATCGTAAATTTGGCTTTATAAGCAAAATTGGGAACGTAAGAGCTTGTATATCAGAAAGGGGAATGCAAAACGAACATCAAACAACATCCTAGCCCGAATTACGGAAGCCGCAACGGCTGGAAACCGGACATGATCGTCAACCACATCACCGCAGGAAGTACAGCATCCGGCGCACTTGCTACGCTTTGTAATCCTGCAAGAGAGGCTTCGGCCCACTTTGTTGTGGACAAGGACGGCACCGTGTATCAGCTGGTGGCGCTTGACCGCGCCGCCTGGGCCAATGGGACCAGCACAACGCCGTCGGACAGCCGCTATTATGGCCGATCGGCATTGGCAGCTGTCCGAAACCGCTGTACTAACGCCAATTATTACACCATCAGCATTGAACACGTCTGCGTGAGCGGCGGAGAACTCACTGCGGAACAGCTTGTAGCGAGCATTGAACTGCACCGCTACATCATTGCCGAGGTCCGTCGCCTCTACGGCGTCACCATTCCCGTGTCGCGAGAATATATTATAGGACACTGTGAAATCAATCCGGTGACTAAACCCAATTGCCCGGGCAAGGATTTTCCGTACAATAAAATTTTGGAGGGATTACAAAACGTGGCTATTACAAGTGATACCAGCGGAACGGTAAAAATCAAACGTGGAGGGTACTACACGGCGAAGTTCAGTGGTACGAATGCAAACCAGCTCATTGTGACAGCGGGCACAGGCGACGTAGTGACCATAGTGCCAATCAATCGCGGTGAGGACAAGCTGGCAGCGATTGTGCCGATTGGAAAACCCGGAGATATGACAGGTATCTACACCACAGTACCAGGTGGGCAGCCGGTTAAGCAGTTTGTTGCGCAGGTTGTATAAGGGGGCGATACCACAATGGATCAAGACAACACCATCGCAGTCCAGGCATTGGACAGTGCAAAATCGGCGCATCACCGCTTGGACCGCCTAGAAGATGAAGTCAAGGACATCCACGACCTCGCCGCGGCGATGGCTGCAACCAGGCAGGAAATCACCGGCGTACAGGCGGACATCCGGGAGATCAAGCAAAGCGTATCAAAATTGACCGCTCGCCCCGGAACCTGGTGGGACAAGCTGGCTGCGGCGGCGATCGGCGCGGCAGCAACAGGAATCGTAACGGCAATTTTGGCCCAGATACTTTAAAGGAGGATTACATATGGATTTCAATAGCTTTCTGAGTTGGGAAATTCTGGCGACCTTCGCGGGTGTAGCAGCCTGTACGGGCCTGCTTACCCAAATGCTGAAGAGTGTGACGGCTAAGCTACCGACGCAGTGGCTGTCTTACATCATCGCTGTGGTGCTGCTGGTAATCACAACGGCAGCCACGGGCGGCTGGATACAGCCCTGGACGGTCTGGGCGCTGGTGCCGCTGAATGCGGCCTTGGTCAGCCTGGCAAGCAACGGCGCGTATCAGGCGATCGTACGGACAAAGAAAGGTGGCTAAAGCATGGCTGTCCAAACAGTAAAAGTAATGATCGGCGGGCAGGAGCATAGCCTTACATATGATGGGGATTCCAGGAAATGGACCGCTTCGCTGGTTGCACCAGATAAATCGTCATATAATGAGGACGGCCACTATTACGATGTGACGGTGAAAGCGACGGACGACGCAGGAAATACCGGGGAGGCAAGTGCATCGACCGAAGGGGAAATTGGCGAAGCATTGCGGCTGGTTGTAAAGGAACATAACAAGCCCACAATTACAATTACTGCCCCGGGGGGCGGATGCGTTAATCACCAATAATACACCGGTAATCAAAGCGCAGATCCGCGACGATGACAGCGGAATCGACATTACATCGTTGTCGCTAAAAATCGACAGTGGGGCAACNTCAAACGACACTCGCCTTGTTAGGCGCGCAGGGAACGGAGGAATATATTGACGGGCAGCGTTGTAAGGCTATCCGGTTTTGCTTTAATGCGGAAACCTACCAAGACCCCCAACTGCGCGAGAGCTTTTGTAACACCGAAAAGGCACAGACGATGACCATTGATGATGGCGCTCCCATTGAAGGATATACGGTTTTGGTGAGAACCGTATATGAGGGCGGCCAGATCAAAGTGACTATGGCGAAAAACGTGGATACACAAATTACAGAGTTGCAGGAGCAAGTTGCAGCACAACAGAAAGCAATTTCTATTTTAATGGGAGGAACAAACAATGGCTGAATTTGACAGAAATAAACTGATTGCCGAAGCAAAAGCCAAGCGGGCGCAGATCGAAGAAGCGGCGGTGGCCTTATCCGATGAGCAGGCATATGACCGGGCATGGATGTTCCCTCTTTGGGACAGTAACAGTCATACATATTCTATCGGAGATCGCGTCCAGTATGAGGGGCTGCTATATCGCTGTTTGACGGAACACACGTCGCAAGGAAGTTGGAAACCAGATGCAGCACCGTCTTTGTGGGTTAGGATTGATGATCCGGCAATTGAGTGGCCGGAATGGAGACAACCAACCGGAAGTACAGACGCATATCCAAAGGGTGCAAAGGTTAGCCACAACGGGAAACACTGGATTAGCAACGTAGACGCCAATGTTTGGGAACCGCCTACGCAATGGACAGAACAAAAGGAATCGTAAATTTGGCTTTATAAGCAAAATTGGGAACGTAAGAGCTTGTATATCAGAAAGGGGAATGCAAAACGAACATCAAACAACATCCTAGCCCGAATTACGGAAGCCGCAACGGCTGGAAACCGGACATGATCGTCAACCACATCACCGCAGGAAGTACAGCATCCGGCGCACTTGCTACGCTTTGTAATCCTGCAAGAGAGGCTTCGGCCCACTTTGTTGTGGACAAGGACGGCACCGTGTATCAGCTGGTGGCGCTTGACCGCGCCGCCTGGGCCAATGGGACCAGCACAACGCCGTCGGACAGCCGCTATTATGGCCGATCGGCATTGGCAGCTGTCCGAAACCGCTGTACTAACGCCAATTATTACACCATCAGCATTGAACACGTCTGCGTGAGCGGCGGAGAACTCACTGCGGAACAGCTTGTAGCGAGCATTGAACTGCACCGCTACATCATTGCCGAGGTCCGTCGCCTCTACGGCGTCACCATTCCCGTGTCGCGAGAATATATTATAGGACACTGTGAAATCAATCCGGTGACTAAACCCAATTGCCCGGGCAAGGATTTTCCGTACAATAAAATTTTGGAGGGATTACAAAACGTGGCTATTACAAGTGATACCAGCGGAACGGTAAAAATCAAACGTGGAGGGTACTACACGGCGAAGTTCAGTGGTACGAATGCAAACCAGCTCATTGTGACAGCGGGCACAGGCGACGTAGTGACCATAGTGCCAATCAATCGCGGTGAGGACAAGCTGGCAGCGATTGTGCCGATTGGAAAACCCGGAGATATGACAGGTATCTACACCACAGTACCAGGTGGGCAGCCGGTTAAGCAGTTTGTTGCGCAGGTTGTATAAGGGGGCGATACCACAATGGATCAAGACAACACCATCGCAGTCCAGGCATTGGACAGTGCAAAATCGGCGCATCACCGCTTGGACCGCCTAGAAGATGAAGTCAAGGACATCCACGACCTCGCCGCGGCGATGGCTGCAACCAGGCAGGAAATCACCGGCGTACAGGCGGACATCCGGGAGATCAAGCAAAGCGTATCAAAATTGACCGCTCGCCCCGGAACCTGGTGGGACAAGCTGGCTGCGGCGGCGATCGGCGCGGCAGCAACAGGAATCGTAACGGCAATTTTGGCCCAGATACTTTAAAGGAGGATTACATATGGATTTCAATAGCTTTCTGAGTTGGGAAATTCTGGCGACCTTCGCGGGTGTAGCAGCCTGTACGGGCCTGCTTACCCAAATGCTGAAGAGTGTGACGGCTAAGCTACCGACGCAGTGGCTGTCTTACATCATCGCTGTGGTGCTGCTGGTAATCACAACGGCAGCCACGGGCGGCTGGATACAGCCCTGGACGGTCTGGGCGCTGGTGCCGCTGAATGCGGCCTTGGTCAGCCTGGCAAGCAACGGCGCGTATCAGGCGATCGTACGGACAAAGAAAGGTGGCTAAAGCATGGCTGTCCAAACAGTAAAAGTAATGATCGGCGGGCAGGAGCATAGCCTTACATATGATGGGGATTCCAGGAAATGGACCGCTTCGCTGGTTGCACCAGATAAATCGTCATATAATGAGGACGGCCACTATTACGATGTGACGGTGAAAGCGACGGACGACGCAGGAAATACCGGGGAGGCAAGTGCATCGACCGAAGGGGAAATTGGCGAAGCATTGCGGCTGGTTGTAAAGGAACATAACAAGCCCACAATTACAATTACTGCCCCGGGGGGCGGATGCGTTAATCACCAATAATACACCGGTAATCAAAGCGCAGATCCGCGACGATGACAGCGGAATCGACATTACATCGTTGTCGCTAAAAATCGACAGTGGGGCAACCGTGGGGAACACTTCGCCGGGGATGTCTGTACAAGAGGCGGAAAACGGCTACGATATAACATACACGCCACAGAAAGCCCTGGGAGATGGCGCGCATACGATCACAGTCAATGTGTCGGATAACGACGGCAATGCGGCGAATACGGTTATTCGCAGTATTACGGTTGACACTACGCCGCCAACTTTGGATGTAACCAGCCCGCAGGATAATCTTGTCACCAACAAGACGGCCCTTACCGTGTCCGGTACGACCAGCGACGTAACCAGCGGGCCGGTAATCATTACGATTAAACTCAATCAAGTTGACCAAGGAGCGGTTACGGTTGAGAGTTCCGGCACCTGGAGCAAGACGGTTACCCTACAAGAGGGAGAGAATACCATTGTTGTAACGGCAACCGATCGTGCAGGAAAAACAACTGCGATTACACGGACGGTTACACTCAACACAACCGCGCCGAAGATTACCAAAGTAGAAATTGCACCGAATCCAGTGGATGCAGGTGCAACGTATACAATCAGAGTAACGGTTGTATGAGTAGTGCAGTAAAGGTGTGGGGACACGCCGACCAATACAACCTGATCTTGAGGCAAGTGGAGGGCGGGGACTGGCAAGCGTCGGTTCCCGCCGACCTGACCGACGGGCAATACGCGTGTGAGTTTTGGGCAGAAAACGCCGCGGCGGAACAAACCTATTGGTCCGGCGTCCTGTATATGCAGAACAGCCGCTTAGTGTGCGTCTGTCTGGAAGAAGACCCCTATAGGGTAATTTTATTGTCAGAACGGGTGCAGGCAGAACTAATGGATGAAAGGTATCTAGTCACGATCAAAAAGGGGTGTTGTTGTGCTACCAGTGTATAAACGCAACTGGATATTGGGGGAGGACAAGTATGTGGACTTGGAAGTCCGAAGCGGACAGCCTGGACCCGTGGTTATCCCGCACGCAGAATGGACGCTTACAAAGAATTTGAAGGGAAAGCCTGAACAGGAAGGGACCTGTGAGGTAGAGAAAGGGCGTATAAGCGTTTTAGTAGAGCCACAAGAAACAGGGGCTTATACGCTGGAAATCACCTATGAGATACCGCCAGAGACACGGAAGGTAAGGGTGATACTGGATGTCCGTTAAGATTACGTCTGCGCAGATCACTCCAAATCCTGTATCAACCGGTCAGGGGTATTTGGTTTTGATTGGCATAGAGGAATACGGAGTATTGCAAGAGTCTTCCGGGGCGACTCTTTGTGATAAAGCCGGCTTAGAACTCCACACAGCGGACAAACGAGACTATACAATCCCATATACTGGTAGGGAGATCGATCAAGCGATAGGAGGTTTATTATCTTGGAAAACAATATGACACGGGCAGCGGGTCCCGGCGGACAAGAGAACACAGGGACATATCTACTGACGCACACAGGCGCGGAAGTAGATGCTGCTATAGAGGGATGGCAGACCGCGCAGGCACAAGCGGATGCGACCGCCGCAGACATTGCGGAGGGGAAAAAGGCGATTACCAAAGACGGGCTTGTGACAGGGACTATGCAGGCGGGCGCGGCAATCCCTATTGTTACAACAGCGGGGACTGGAAGTGCATTTACGGCCACGATAGATGGCATCACAGAACTAACTATTGGTATGCTAATTACAATTATCCCGCATAGGGTGAGCTCGAGTTCCACACCTACGCTAAATATCAATGGATTGGGTGCAAAAGGTATTCGGCGCCGCTATAGTTACACAAACAGCTCAGTAGTATCCGGATATACAACTACATGGTTATCTTCGGGAGACCCACAGCTTTTGCAGTATGATGGTACATATTGGATTGCAGTTGGCGCGAATAAACCCTATACTTCTGATTTGAGTAGTTCCGTTAGCGTGTCAAAAGGCGGAACTGGAAAAACAAGTTGGTCATCATATCGGCTGATCTATCCGTCAGGAACTACTACATTGTCACAGCTCGCATTTCCCACAACCGCCGGATCGTTTTTACGGCAAGGGACCAGCGGCGCACCGTACTGGACAGCTCCAGAAGACGTGCGGAAAGCGATTGGAGCGGCTTCGGAGGAAGAAGTCGGGAACATCAGCGCCTTGCTTGATGAGATCAACGGGGAGGTGGTCTGATGGGGAGCATTGCAGACAAGCTCAGCAAGCTTATGGAGACAAAGAGCGCCATAAAGTCGGCGATTACCGCAAAGGGCGTAACCGTATCGGACAGCGATCCGTTTTCCAGCTATGCGGGGAAAATAGCACAGATTGAGAGTGGAGGAAGCGGTGGAGAAGATAAATCCGTAGAAATAGTGGAGGGGACGCTCGTAAACTACACCGGAAATGTAACAAAAGTCCGAGATTATGCTTTTTACCACTCAGAATCTTTAGAATCCATAAATTTGCCTAATGCATTAACGATAGGAAAATTTGCATTTCAGTATGCGGAAAATTTGCTGTCGATAATTTTGCCAAAAGCGACAAATATAAGGAATAACGCGTTTTACGAATGCGGAAAGATAACATCTATAAGCTTGCCATCGGCTACAGAAATAGGGAACAGCGCTTATAGAAATTGCAAAAATCTAACGATAGTCGATCTTGGTGCGGCGAGCGAAATTAGCAATAACGCATTCCAGGGATGTAGTGTGTTAAAGACTTTTATTATCAGATCGGAAAATGTATGCAGTCTTGCATCAACAACCGTCTTTTATAATGGGCCTCTATATTCTGGAGAGGGATATTTTTATGTCCCCAAAATGCTTGTTGACACATATAAATCTGCAACAAACTGGACAAAATATGCCGATCAATTTCGGGCGATTGAGGATTATCCAGATATTGTCAATATCATAGCTACTATGGAGGTTGCAGCATGATTAAAACAGAGGCGATTACCATCAGAGGCAAACAATTTATGCACACATACTCTGACATCGGCTGTTACATCGAGCGAGGCGGGGCGCGCTATGCAGATGCAATCGATTTGATTAACAGTGGGCGGACGTACACAGAAACCGACATCCCGATCGAAACCGAAGAAGAGGATGTGTACCGCGCCGCCTACAACATCGTCACCGGACAGGAGACACAGATATGACACCAAAAGCAGATAAATCCGGTCTCGTGGGCCAGGGCGTGTCCTTCGAGCGTATCCGCTGGATCACCGGTTATTTGGTGGGGACAACTGACCGTTTCAACGATGCAAAGCGCGCGGAAGAGCATGATCGGGTGAAGCATGGAATCGGAAAATGAAAAGGTGCAGCTATCCGAATTGGATAGCTGCACCTTTTTACATTATTTGTAGTATTGGTTGGGCTCCTCTCATTATTCCGAAGGCCACATCCGTATTTGTAATCCAGTCGTATATTTTATCGCTTGGTACAATTACGGGCATCCGATCGTGGACGTTAATAATGGATTTGTTGGCTGCGGTGGTCATGATGACGTAGCGGCGGCCATCTTGATAGTCGTTATAAAGTCCCGCCATGTATAGAGAGCCGGAACCGGGGAGTTGGAATCGGTGCTTTTGCTTTTGTGAATCCCACTCATAAAAACCGGTGCTTGGTACAACACAACGTCGTATCATCAAGCTTTCGCGGAAGGAACGTTTTTCCGCGGCAGTTTCCGACCGCGCGTTGATGATTGAGCCTTTGCCACGGAAGGAGGGAAACCCCCATTTGGCCACATCGGGCGTCACGCCCGCGCCGGTATCCAGCAGGATAGGAGCGGAATTGGTGGGAAAGATTTCTCCTACTTTGACACAGCCACTTCCATGCTTGCGCTCTATTTCATCGATGATTTTCCGAATGTCCTGGTATTCCTCGTCCGTAAACAACGTATATCGTCCGCACATAGTAATCCTCCTAACATGAGGCGGGAGCCTCTACAAACCAACCGGGCCCCTCATACCACAAATATCGCTCCTTACCGAGAATACGCACCCGATACCGCACGCCAATGCCGCCTGCTTTTAAGCTTGCAGCCCGTCTCGCATCTAAAACACGGTCAATTGCGAATTGCCTTCCGTCTTCCCATGTGATTGCAGTAGGGAAAAGCTGTCCATTAACATCAAAATGCGCATCCACTTCCACATATATCTTTCGTGTTTCCATCGTATATCCCTCTATCCACGGTGTAAGAACCCAATCGGATGGATGATATGCTCCGCCTTTGGATCGAGCGCAGACAGTTCCCGGTCCGTCAAAGCCAAGCCTCTTTGAATACTAAAATGTCCAAATCGCCGCCGAATATCATCGATGGCATGTTCCAGGTTTTCCTGCTTCTGCGCACGGGCTATTTCGGGCAAAAAAGAAATCTGGATGTGCTCTGCCAACGAAAGATTGCAGGCGCGCACTCCCAGGCTGCGTATGGCTTTATCCGGCAGGTGATGCCTTTGATAAAGCGTATAGGCTGCCTGATAGATACTTTCTGAATTATAAACGGGAAAATCCAACTTTTTTTGACGATCACAAGACCATAAGTCTGCGTAACGAATGGAAATCTGTACGGTATTACATTGAAAATTTTGTTCCCGAAGCCGCTCTGCCACACTTTCACAAAGGAGGAACAGGGTGATTTTTATAGCATCCTCCGTGACCAGATCTTTTGGCGCCGTTGTGCAATTTCCTATGGATTTAACCGCTGGATAAACCCCTGCGTCAGTGACCGGAGAATGGTCCCAACCGTTTGCAAACCCCAAAAGCATGAGGCCGATTTTTCCCAATAATCCATTTAAAAAATCTGTGTGAGAATTTGCCAAATCACCAATGGTGTGAATGGCATAGCGATGTAATTTTTGTGTAGTTGCGGGGCCTACATATAGCAGGTCGGACACGGGTAGCGGCCAAACGACATCGCGATAGTTTTCCCGTGTAATGACAGTTGTTGCATCGGGCTTTTTCAAATCGCTGCCGAGCTTTGCAAAAACTTTGTTAAATGAGACCCCCACGGAAGCCGTAATTCCCAGTTCATATTGGATACGCCGCCGAAGTTCGTCCGCAATCGCTTGGCCGGAGCCAAAAAGTTTTTGACTGCCTGTAACATCAAGCCAACATTCGTCCAGACCAAAGCTTTCCACCTGGCAAGTGTATTCCTCATAGATTTCCCTGGCAAGCGCAGAAAAATGAAGATAGCGGTCAAAGTGGGGAGGGACGAATACAATCTCCGGACAAAGCTGCCTTGCTTTCCAAAGCGGTTGCCCCGTGGACACGCCATAGCGTTTAGCTTCGTAATTTTTAGCGAGTACAATCCCATGTCGCTGCTCAACATCTCCAGCTACCGCGACCGGTTTCCCACGCAATTTAGGGTTATAGAGGCATTCTACGCTTGCATAGAAGTTGTTCATATCACAATGTAAGATCACACGCTCCAAATGAACCGCCTCCGAACGATTGTTTGTATTTTTATTATAGAATGTCTGTTCGGTCGAATGCAAGCGGTAAATGTTGGAACCAATAAAGCCCGTAGGACCCCTAACTACAGAGGTCCTACGGGCTTTTGTTATAAAGGGGGACGATTAAGTACGTCCTGTCGGTAATTCTCAATATTTACATTCAAGAAAAAGACAAGACGCAGAAAAATTTCAGAGCCGGGTACGATTTCTCCCTTCTCGATCTTTTGATATTCTCGTAGAGAGATGAATGTGGCATCTGCAACCTGCTGCTGTGTCAGTTTGCGCTTGTCTGTGCGAACGTGATAGATGTCGTGTCCAAAGTGCATTTTAAATGACATGAATATTCCTCCTTTAAAAGAAGAATATTCGAATATGTACGATCATTCTACGGATAATTGTTCATATTGTGAAAAATGTTAAAAATGTCAAAAGATAGTTAATTTTGTTCCTCCAGGGGAACGATACTATCTGCAATTTTCAGTACATCGTCTTTTGCCAAGTCGGGGTCGCGGACATATAACCAAAACATAGCGTTGTCAATTTGTCCGTATAGCATTTTTGTATCTTCTTTCTGAATATACAGAGCATCACGGCCATTCAGTTCGACCGTTTCTGTATGAGAACCCTCTGTATCAATGCTCGATCCCCCGTCAAAAGATTGCGTGTATCGGATCGTTCTGCTTCCAGAGCCTTTGTATCCAATTTGCACTAAGCGCGTCTGTTCCCTCACACGCGGTCCGTCTTTTAATTCATAGCCTTCCGGTATATAGCTTGGTGCATATGCTACAAAAGGTTCATCCTCTTGCGATTCTTCAGTTGGTCCATATTGGAGTTCCGTATGTGTTGGGAACATCTGCGAAATAACCTTAAAGAACCATTCACGCGCCGCACTTACTGTCATAATCGTTGTTCCCGCAGCAATCAACAGAGCGAGGAAGAATACAGCGGCGCGCTTTGCATAACGCACAAGACTACGCATCCACGGTGCGCGGCGTTCATCACGGATCAGGTGAACAATTTTTCTGTCAAAACGCTTCGAAATCTGGTACTGATTTTGTAGTTCTTTGTCCGATGGCAAATGATCTAGCTCCTCACGTGCAAGGTCCATCAAAGCACGTTCTAAAAGCTCGTCGCTTAAACCAGTCAT